TGTTCTTTAATAGTTTTATTGTTGCGTTTAAAACTTGGTGCTTTATGACCGTATGCTTGTGGACGTGTAAATCCATTTCGCAAAAACTCAATTTCGCCAGCTCCCACGTCGGTATAGTTAAACTTATTAGCAATTTCACTTTGAATTTCTGGGATGGACGCATTTGGATTATTAAAAATCAAATCTGAAACGGCATCGAGAATTCCCAATTCATCAAGTTCATCGATTATTTGTTGATTAAACTTTTTATCACGTAGTTTGCGTGGATTATCAAGTGGTGGGGTCATATTTACTCCTAGTCGATATCTACACCAAGGATTCCAGCAATATCATCCCAGTCAACATCCTCGGCTGTTCTTCCTTCGCCATAAACATTAAGATTTTTCACTTTTTCATAACGATCTGGATATTTTTGCGCGAATTTGGATTTACTACCGAGTAATTTTTGTGTAATTGCGCCTTGGCCACCATTTATAGCTGCTTGTGGGTTTGTTAGTTTCAAAGGTGTTCTTTCAGCAATAATGCCTTCCGCTTGTTGCGCTGGGTTCTTATAAGTAACAAATGGTTTGCGTTTTCCATTGACATACCATTCCCCACCTTCTTGGGTTGGAACATAAAGGTATTTATAGTCAATATCCCAGTCATCATCATTGTCCCAAAAAACATCCTCGCTATCATCAAAACGAGAAGGGAATTTCTGTTTATCGGTTGTGTAAACATGCTTTGGATTTCTTATATCGTAGTCATCATCGGCATATAAGGATGAACGGTCACCTAGAGAGATTAATTCATCGACTGTTTTTGGGTCGAGAAATTTTCTCGAAAGTGCATCACCTAAATGCTCGGGATAACTATCGTAATGATTGTATATGGACTCCACGCGACCATCTGGTCGCAAGACTCCGATTCTTCCTCTTGTTGCCATAATTTAGAACCACTCCTTATTTTTATCTAACCATTCGAGAATTTTCTTATACCTTGGGTTAACGATGTCATTTCCGTATTTTTTAAAGAAATTATCCCAAGATTCGCGAGCGAAAGCATAGCCAGCTTTGTATGGATTAAAACCGTCGTGGATGTTGCCTTCTGGGTCAAATTTGTCGTTCCATTCATCAATAGCGTGTAATTTGTCGGCTTGTCCCCATTGTTCTTGAGGTCTATACCATCTTAAATAGCCATTAGGAGCATAATTTCCAAAGAAATCCCATGCCCAATCGGAATCGCTAGTTTTTGGTCTTCCACCTTCGTTCCATTTATTAAATTCGTCAAGATAACGCTTGTTCCATTCAAATGTATTATTAACCTTGTTTAGTTTATAGTTTTGATTAATAAGGTCACCGTATTCTTGTGGAGTAAGGTTTAGTTCGCCACGGACTGCATCGCCTAAATTATCAAATAAGGCAGAGTCGCCTTTCTTTTGTAATTCGTGATAATTGATTTTCCCACTTTTTAAACCATCGATAAATTCTTGAGCTGTAACGTCTGGGAATAAATAGGATTGATGGTCATCAAGGTCACGAATGGACCTGCGTGGTGATTGTGGTTGTTTATCGTTTAAAATTTGATTTGAAAGTTCAAGAGCTGATTTTGCCATAAATTACCATTCCCCTTTTCTATTGAAACCAAAAATATCAATGATGTTTTGGATTTGGTCGTCGCTTAATTCCTCAACGGCAATTGGGAATTTATCCGCTGGTGTTTTCGCAGCTCTATCGCGCCATACTTGGATGTCGGAGCGTTTTGGGCGGCCATAGTATGCCTCGCGAACTAAGTCGTCATAGCCAAACTCGTCATCTAACTCGGCAAGTGCGCTTTTTTCGTCATAGTTTTGGTCTCTATATTCTTTGACCCTTTGAGCGATTCTAGGTTTAATCCATTCACGATATTCATCATTAGTTGGATGTCTGCCTAATTGAGTTTTAAATTCATCGTATGTTTGTGGACTAAGTGGTTTTTGTAGGATTTGATCTGATAGTTCTAATGGATTTTTTGCCATACGTTTGCTCCTTTTATTTGCTTTGTTTTTTCACTTGTTTGGAGATTTTGCCTTTGACTTCATCGTATCGTTTTTGTTTTTTTGGGTCGAGTCTTTCGCCCTTTCCAAATTTATCAATCGCCTCATCACTGAGGTCTTTGTATTCTTTTTCTAATACAGAGTCGATGCTTTTATAAATTTTGTCGGCCATACGTTTGCTCCTTTAAATATTGATTCGATATTGATACCAGGCATAACCGTTGCGTTCACAGTATTCTTTATATCTAACAATTAGTATTTTAACACGATTTTCTATCTCGTGCGCAAGTTTTATTTGTCCCGCTTGTGATAAAAGTAACGCTTGAGTTTTGAGTTTGCGAATTTCTCGCTCCATTTCGCGTATTCGTTGCTCGATTGCGCGTTCCTTGGACACATCCTTGTCGGTGTATTGTTCCGGGCCATAAACCCCCGGTTTGTAAGGTATAAGTCGGTGACGGCAATTGAACCCACTAATAATATTGTTGTGATAGCCATACTTGTCGACTTGGTTCATGATATCTGGTAAAGAAAAAACCGGGTGGCCGTCTATGGTTGTGACTTGGAAGTTGCTCCCTTTCGCGTGTTCGTCTAGCGACATGAGTTTGCCTTGCCACTTTTGGCATCTTTTGGAGCAGTTTGGGTGGCTACTCGTCCAAGCATACTTTACCCCTTTAACGCGTAGGTCTTGGAGCATTTGCACTTGGTTTTCGTGCCTAACGTCTAACTCGGCCTTTTGCCATAAACTAATCGGCTTTTTGCCCGGTTCAAAAGTAGTGACCGGGTTCTCAGCTAGGTTTTCAATTGCCTTTTTGATTTCCTTTTGGTAGTTGACCACGTTTGGCGACCCTTTAGCTGCGCTCCATAGTTTTCTTTTATCGCTAACCAGATCAAGGAGTGCTTGGGGGTTGTCTACCTTTGGCGCACCCATACTAGGTGGCACGCTAACTAAAAGGTCGTTTTTGGCTACCTTATAGGCCACGAGTGGCTTTTTATAGTAGGCAAGGATGAATTGCTCGCTTTTGTGTTTTAGTCCCCTTAAATAGGCCGTTTTATCGTGGAGGTCTTTTGGAACTTGCGACACGGCCCACGCTATGACCCCATCGATTTTCAAACGTAGTGGAATGAGTGCATCACCAGATAAAAAAGCAGCCAAGATTAGGGTTTTAATCTTGGTTTCTGCCCTTTGAAATATTGGCATAAAGGTTGATTGGTATAAGTCGTTAGTTGCCATAATTTTACATTATTTTTCGGTTTTTTGTGATTTTTTCACGAATTTTTAGAAAATAGCGCATTTTTTATACATTATTTTTCATTTTTCGCATATTTTTTGTAACTGTAGTTTTTATACATTTTGTTACATCCATGGTGTATTTTTTTTACACTTGCCATGTATTTTCCTTACTTCATGAGATTTTTTCTCATAGACTATTGAATCGGACTAGTAGAGCCCTTTAAGTTTGCGCCACCGAGGTCGTCGTAGTCGTTACCAAAACCACCCTCTTTGTTCATTTCGCTTTGTTGGGCCAACATCATCATTGCTTGTTGTTGTTTGGCTTTTTGAACCTTCGCTTGGATAGTTTCCTCGTCTAGATCTGGGTTGATTTCACGGATGGCATCCTCGATATCGATAAGTCCCGCCTCGAGTTTTTTGAGGGTTCGGTCAAGGATACGGTCTTTATTAACGATGCTTGGACTAGCAAACTCGACTTCAAAGTCGGTGGAATAACCGAGGTAGTTGAGTGTAGTTTCTAGCAAGCGATTAATAGCTGTTTTGAAATTGGAGCGCACTTGGGTAATGAAGGCGACACTTATATCGTCTTCAGAGTCGATTTGTGTGGCCGTCATTTGAACAGCTCCTTGCGCTAGGAAGGATGAGAGGATTTTTGGAGACATGCCCCATTTGACTGCGATTCGTTTCAAACAGTTTTCTTGTATTGCTTGCCATTCTTGGGAGCGCAATTGGAATTGATTAACTAACACGGATTGTTTGTCTGGGTCAGTTCCGGGGACTAGTTCGTATTTATTCTCTACACCTTCGAGTGGGTTGTTAAATTGTGGAAGTATCGCACCGATGTTTTTTGAACCTTCAAATCTAGCACCATCGGATTTGAATTCGCCCGGTTCGGCTGGACTGCCTTGGATGACGTCTTCTGGAGCAACGGCCATATTTGGTGTAATATTTGGCATGCCCGCTACACCACCGAGTGATAAATTCTTTGGAACATAAACCGTGCCTTTGCCTAAATACATATCACGTATCGCGTAAGATTCGGCTAGTTCGTAGATTAAGAAGTCGTCGATAGCGGGAACGACTAAACCACGGCCCAAGTTGGACCCTGTAGGAATAGAAATGTCGCCATTGTCGTTGATGAGCATCTCAACACCGAGGTTTGGGAATCCTAAAAGTTGTGGTTCGTCAATTTTGATTAGCGCGTAGTCGTTCTTGATTAGTTTTCTAATTTCGATCGGGATTTCGGTCCAACCAATAGAGCTGCGCCCTTGGGAACTCGCCATCATATTGTTGAGGGAAGTAGCACTTGCGCGATAGACTTTATATTCTACCATAGCATCACGGTCGCCTTTTTTATGCACGGTCGTGTAAGTGCCGTCCGGGTTCTTTCTAACTTCTGGTTTGTAATAGTGATAAAAACGATGCTCGGCTAGGAAGTATTGATTGACGTTGTTTTCGTTGCGAGTATCGGTATAAGTCCTTAAAAGGAAGGTCGCATCTTGGACCTCGTGGCCCGCGTTAGCCAAACAAAAGCCATTATCAAAGCGCACGGCATCCCACCAAAGGGTATCATTTAACCTTCTATTGAGTTTCAAATAGGCCGTTCCAATGCCTAAGGCATAGGCGATGCCGTTTTTTACCGGGCGTTTGATATTGTTGTCCTCGGCCCATTTGCTAACTTTCTTTAAAGCTGCGAGTGCCTCGGCATTAGCATCGCCCTTGATTTTATAAACTAGTTTTTCGCCTACGATGGTCCTTGCGATGCCATTAATAAGCGAAGATGCGATTCTTGTTGAGATAATACCAGATCCACCCAATGAATAGCGGGAACATAGCCGTCGAGCCATTGGCATGCTGGTCTAACATAACGGTAGGCATAGTCTCTATAATAACCAGCGACTACAGCGCAAAACATGGACGAGTTCGCGTAGCTGTAAGAATCATTGACTGCGTTTGCGAGTCCGTTTTGAAATGCGCCAACACCTATATTTAAAACTTGAGCATCTACCACTTGAGTGTTTTTTTCGTCATTGTCAGCCATTGACTTGCCTCCTATATTTTTATTTTAGTTTTTTGTTTCTTTATTTGGAAGGACATCGCCAAGGGAGTCCTTTGTTTGCTTTGCGAGTTTGAATAAAACTGCATCGATAGACTTTGTGATATTTTCTACACCTAACTTATCAAGTAAGGTCAATAATAAACGCAAAATATCGACTAGACTTTTGTTTACAGCTCTCGTGGCCACTAATTGTTGGACACCAATTCTAAAGAGCATTTGATTGAAGTTTTCTGGACTCAATTTGCGAATGTCTGGTTCTTTTGCGCCAACCTCGAAGGTCTCGTTTTCAAACACGATTGGTTGGTTTGCCTCTTCGGCTGCTTTGAAAAACTCCTCGAGTTGTTCATCGGTCAAGTTATACTCCTTGCGAAGTTCATCGGCCATTTCTTTTTTTGCTTGGGCGATTTGTTCGTCCGTAATTGTTGTTTTTTCTTTTTCGTTTGCCATAAAAATAGTTTACTCCTTACGTTTAAGTATATCGCGAATCATTAGCGTTTGTCTATTCATCATTTTAGCGATATTAAAATATTGGATATTTTCTGCGTTTTTGAACCATGAAATGTCGGCATAAGTGAAAGCATCGCTTGTATCGTTTGGAACGGTTGGGTCATAATTGTCTTGTTTTTCGTTCCAAATCAACGACATTAACTGCTCGGCTAGTAGGTTAGTCTTATTACGAATAAACTTGTTTGTAGTGTAATTATGTATGCCCCCATAGTTGATAATAACGATATTATCGTTAAGAATAGAGGACTGCACCGTGGCCACCATTTGTGGAACATGGTCTTTTTTTACCGGGCCGACATCACATCTATCGCTTAAAAAGAAACGGCACTCGGCTATAAGGTCGGCTGCAGCGCTATCTATTCGCATCCAAATAGGAAGTTGTCTCGCTAGTGGGCGCATTCGGTGTTCGGTTAGCGTTCCCAAGTGGAACATCCCGGTTATAGTTTCAAACCAATATAGGAGTCGGTCTTGCACGAGTTGGTGGTAACCTAACGTTCCATCACGGCTTGGGTCGTGGTCAAATATAGGTCCAACGACTGCTTGGCCGTTGTTTAGTAATATCAAAGGGACGAAGGAAGTGTGGTCTCGGTTTACAGCTCCGTCACCACCTATAATCGCGCCTACAGGTCTTATATTGCTATTTGCTAATACATACTCCCACTCGCTTGGGGTTATACAGTAGCGTTCCTCTCTAAACATAGGATATACCGTGCCAAAACCCCCGGTCGTTTCGCCAAGATAGAACCACTTATAATACTCAAGGTCGAGTAGTTTGGTTTTTAATATTTCCTTCAGATCGTAGTCGTTGATGAAAGGTAGGATGTCCAAGTAAGTGACGTTCATTACTTTCCAATCCGGGTCATACTTTTTCTCTTCTATAAGTTTACTAAACCAATGGGTTTTTATCGCGTATGGGTTGCCGAGGATAAATACCTTGACTCCTTCGCCAAAACGACGACGAAGGGACGCGAGTGCTTGGTCCAAGTTTTCTTTATTTTTTAATTCTTGGGTTTCTTCCAAAATAACCACCTTGATTGGGTGCTTTGGTTTAAAGGATTTAGTTCTGGAGGTATTCGAGCCACCATAACCAATAAAGTATATTGTCCCGGCATCGCCTTTGCGCTCGATACGGAGTGGGCTTTTTTTCAATACGAATTGCTCGCTAATATTCTCGCCCAAATCATCGATTGCGCTTTTTATTTCGGCATAGGATGAGTCGGCTAATGAACCATAGCTGACACGAGCCACTACCACGTCGGTGTAGGGATACATTAGCTGTGTAATAGTGGAGATAACGGCCGTGTTTTTAGTTTTGCCACCAATACGGCCACCATAAAGCAAATAGTAAGGGTTGTCGCTTTCCATTATTTCTTTACAAAATAACGGCATTGTAACGGTTACCATTACGCGTCACCACCCTTTTTAAGGCCGTCCAGAACCTCGCGTTCTAATTCGATTAACCTTTCTCTAGAGGCATCAGTATTAGGGTCGACAAACTCGACACGGATTGGTTCGGTCGCAACGCGTGTGTTTTCGCTTTCCTTGGCTTTGTCGCTAGGTTTAGCAAATGCATCAGGGAGCGACCTTTCGAGCCACCACATCGCCCCGGAAGGGTTGATTTTTTTATCTTTGGTTGATTGTTGTATTTGTAGCAATTGACGAATAGCAAAGTCGGAGCGCAATCTATCGCACTCCTTAACTATCTCATAACATCTATCGGCAAACTTGCGAAACTTTGTGTTGTTTTTATATTGAAGGATGCCTTCCTCGGTTGGTTCAATGAAACCAGAAATCGCATCCCTGGTGTTGCCTTGGCTATTAGCTGCAAGTTCACGGACCACCGATAGCGACACACCACTTTTGGCTATATCTTCCAGATCGTGGATTTCTTGTCGATTTTTTACTTCCACGACAATAGAGGCGATGGCCACCCAATAGTAATAGTTAGTGGCACTTATCCCAGCTGACTTCAAAGCCAACGGCAAAGGTGCTCCCGCTTTAAGGGCGAGATACATTCGGTCGATTTGGTCTTGTTCTGCTTTTATTTCGAGTTTTTTTCTAGCCATCAGTTTCTTCTCACTTCTAATTTATTTTATAGCAGCTGCGCGATAAAAGGCAAAGAAAAACGCGAAGGGACTTGAAACCATCGCGCGTTTCATTTCACTAATTACGATTCAATAACTTAATTAGTAAGTAGGGGTTATTAGTCTTTTACTTTGGAGGAGTAATATTGACTTATATTATTTATATAACATACTTTATTACTTATAACAACATTTATTAACACACGAAGTAAAGAAAAAGTAGATGGAGGGTCATTTAGCGGAGTAAACGACAAAGCGAGAAAAGTCCATCTACCATTTAAAATTGTATCAAAAAATAAACCATTCACAACAAAAAATATAAAAAATATGTATAAAAAATCCTTTTTCTTTCTGTTTCAGATCAATTTTTACTAGCTGTGGCATCTTATATAAATGAAGTTTATATACAAATGGGGTTTATGGATAAATCTTTTATATATTTTTGAATGGAATAATAAATATTATTACATTCGTTTATTTCTTTTTATTTCTTTTTTGTTTTATTCCTTTTTATTCTTTTTTATTTAATTAAACATTAATTAGTCGTGATGCACACGCGATGATACGCGAGTAAAAAAGTCGAATCAGTAGTTGCATCTTTTTATTCCTTTGAGGTAAATTATAGATACCAAGGCAAAGGAGCGAGAAAATATGCCGAGAAATAATATGAGTAAAACAAGCGCGATTCAGCGCTATATTGAAACGCACCCAGAAATGCAAAAGACCAACGTATCTTTAGCACGTATGGAAGAATGCGCTTTTCGTTGTAACTGCACCACTTACGAGGTCATGATAGTTTTACACTTGGGGTCTTTAGCATGATGGTGGTTATATACAACGGTCGCCAATACGAGGTGACTTATACTAGATACGATGAGCATAAAAAATGCTTTGCTTACTATACCGGGGCCGGGGTATTCTATGACACCGACGATATAGAAACGCGATGGGTTACAAAGGAGGAGGAACAGCTATGAAGGAGTTTGATCTGGTCTATTGGAACGAGAAAAAGGGACGTTTTATTACACGTCACTTTAAAACGTTTAAGGCAGCTTACGAACACGCAGTTAACAAATTGAAATTGCGCGAGTTCGACATCCAAGGAACACGCTATTACAGGATTTATTCATAAGGAGGTATTATATGGCGATGATTCATACCGACTATCCATTCGGTTCGGTCAACCAGAATTTGGTGGTCTACATCATACCTCTAGACTCAAGAGGTCACTACCACTTGGTCGATAACAACGGCAATCGTTATCGCATTAGTGGATATACATACGATTACTTATTAGAAAGGGGAATTAGAATTTATGAAACTATTAAAAGCAGTAATCAAAAATTTTAGAAACGTCGTGGAGAGAGCAATCCTCCTCGACAAAACCTATGTCGTGGAAGGCGCAAACATGACAGGTAAAACAAACACCCTCAATGCTATCCATTGGGCATTCACAGGCACGACCATGGATGGTAGCAACGACAACCGTGCAAATTTCACCATTACCGACCCAGATGTGGTCGTTCCATCTATTTCGGTCAGACTTGAATTCGAGGGTTTCACTTTCGAGAGAAGATGCGACCTTGTGCTTGGTGTTCCAACCGTAAGCATTTATATTAACGATGTTCTATGCAAGACCGTGAAAAATGGCGAGGCACAGCTACATGCAAAATTAGGGTTAAGCGATATTATCCTAAAAGAACCAAAGGGGTTTGATATTGTTAAATTCTTATTAAATCCTTTATATTTTGAAACAGTAGCACCAAAATCGCTCCGTCAATTCTTTTATTTACTAGCCGACGTCAATTTCGATGAAATAGCTGAGAAACAAAGCAAGGCCGTGGTTGAGGTTTTAACTAGATATCCAAATCGCGACCCATACTTTTTGTTAGGTTCTATCGATACCGAGAAAAGGGCCCTTAAAAAGACCCTTGATGCTTGTAAAGTAGCGATTCCTTTGTTCCCAGAAATAAGCGGCAAGGCGCACGAGTTACAAACTAAAACCGAGAAAGAAATGAAAGAAGTCGAATCACGCGAGACACTTATTCAAAAGTATGCCTTGGCCGTATCAAAGCACATTAATGGCTATTACCAGAAAGCCATGAAAATGGGTGTTTGTATTTTAGAAAAGGGTGTGGATGAGGACGTATTCCTTGACGTTTGCTACCCAATCCTTCCAATTTCTAACTTACCATTTAGTCAAGGTTCTTATGCCGAGAAAACATGCATGGCCGTTGCCTTTGTATCCTTGGTCGCCAAGACTTACAACATCCCAACCCTTCCACTATTGGTAGACAATATGGAGTCGCTTGATTCTATTTCTAACCAATCGTTAAATGAATTTATAGAGCAAAACGATGCTCAGTATATAGGCGCAATGGTTCAATAAAGGAGGAAGATAAAATGAACGAAGTCGCAAAAGCAAAACCAAAGAGTCTCATGCAAGCCCAACGCGATTATGTTGGCGCAATTGGTAAAGGACTCGAATCCATCATTGGTAACATCGACAATTACCAAGCTGTGTGTGGATACAATATCCTCGCCCAGATCAACGTCCAATTAGCAAAGGACGGCCTAACCTTCACTTCCCCGGAAGTAGACAAGGAAACAATCAACAACGCGATTAAATACGTTATCGTATATCGCCTTAACACCGACAATAAAGAGGTGTTCACTATCGTTAGAAACGAGAAACGTGGCAAAAAGCCAAACGGCACTGATAATTGGGTGAAGGTTATCGAAGTCAAACCTCAATATAAAGGCCAATTAAAAATTCTCGCCACCTACGGAAGGAACGTCGCCAAGGTATATCCTGAATGGATAGTTAGAGAAGGTGACGATTTCAAATATCAAACCTTTAAAGGGGTCGAAGTAATCCCACCAGAATGGCAACCACATGGCACGGATGGTAAGGTCCGCTTGGTTGTTGTTCCTATTAAATACAAAGATGGCTTTATTGACTATCGTATAGCTGAGCGCGAATCCGTAGCCACCAATATTAAGGCCCAAATCAAACAATCGCTCATGGGTAAGTCAAACAAAGAGGAAGTCCTCGCCAAAATTACCGACATGACCCTCGAGCAATTACTAACCGACAAAACTATCGCACCACTTGTAAACGATACTTATACCGGGTTATCTAGCGAAGAGATGATTATTACTAAACTAGTATTAAATGCCGTCAAGCGCGTGCAAATCGATTATAGTAGCGCGCTCGCTAGAGAATTAAATGAGAAGACCTTTGATAATGCCGACGTGTATGTAAAGGGTCACAATGCCGAGGAAGTATTGGCCATGGCTAACGCGCCAATGCTAGACGTTAAAGAAGTCGAGTCGGTTGACGCTGCGCCAGAAGTAAAGGTCGACGACGAAGGTGTAGTTACCAAAGTCGCAAACGATATCAATTCACTATTTGACGACCCAAGCGAAGAAGACGCTTAATTAATAGGAGGGATGCGAAATGGAAGAACTAAAAATTATTTGTCTCGGATCTGGAAGTAGTGGGAATTGCTACTTACTAGGCAAAGGCGACGAGTATATTATGGTCGAGTGTGGTTTACCATTTAAAACTATCGTTTCAAAACTCGATGACTACGATATACAGCTAGACCAAATTAAGGCCCTTTGCGTTTCGCATGCCCATAAAGACCACGCGCTTTCTCTCTACGATTTCGAGGCACTAGGGGTAAAAACCTATGCTCCGTGGAGAGAGGGCGCAAACGCGCCAGAAAAGGCCAAACTTACCGATTGGATTAAGGTTCGCTCCTTCCCGGTGGTCCACGATGTTCCTTGCTACGGATTTATATTCCTTACTAGCGACAACGAGTCCTTGCTATTTGTTACGGACACGCGCTATATAGAATCTCAATATTTTAACTATAAATATAACTATATAATGCTCGAATGTAACCACGTCCGTAAGCAGCTGGAGGCCATTATGGATAAGGCACTATTAGAGGGGAACGAATCAAAAGTCTTTAAGTTCAAAAGACAAGCGAGTTATCATTTGTCCCTTGCCGGGGTAAAGAAAACACTCAAGGGCATGGACCTTACCAATACAAAGGCGATTATATTGCTCCACCTTTCGAGGGAGTGTTGTAACGACGATCTGATAAAAAAGGAAATTGCCTCTTGTTTCAATAAGCGAGTATTAGTGGCCAATAGAAATGGGGGACTTAACTAATGAAAAACTACACCATGTTTAACTATAACTTCTTATTTAACGACCATTT